GAATTCCTGCTTGGGAGCCGCGACCAGCGTCTGGTGGGTGCCGCGGTCCTTGGCGTTGCGGGGATCTGCCGCGCGCACGACCTTGCGGCCCTGCACGGTATTTACTGCGATCAACTTCATGAAACGGTCCTCTCGGAAATACGGGGGAAAGATAGGATGATCGAGGTCGACGGGGGGCCGAGGGATTTCGCCCTCGGCCCGCGCGGTCACATGACCTTGGCGGCCAGCGTGGCGTTGACGCGATAGGGCACCACCAAAGGCGCCGACTGCAGCATCAGGTAGCGCACCGCCGGATCGGGCTGGGTCCAGGACTTGGAGAAATAATCCAGCGCCTGGAAGCCGGCGGCCTCGTCCTTGATCGCGCCGTAGTGCTGCACGCCCTCGAGCTGGCCCCCTGCCATCAACAGATAGTCGTCGGGCAGGAAGTCCTGGGTATCGCCGTTATCGTCGGTATATTGGTCGTGATAGATCCAGATGTGGAAATCGCCGACCGTGCCCTTGTCGGTGAATCCCAATTTCGCGGCATCCGGGCCGACGTCGATAGAGGTGCGCGAGGACAGATTGAGCTGGCTGCTCAAGAGATCCTTGACGTCGTCGAACGCGCGAAACTTATTCCAGACGTTCTGCGCCATGATGACGTCGACCGGCGAGGCGCCCGACGCATCGCGCACCAGGCCGGACCAGGACTCGAGATCATCGAGCGGCGTTGCTGTGGTCGGTTGATCCCACTTCGCGTTGCCGGCTGCGATCACCTGCAGCGAGGCATCGCGGCCGAAATCGACCAGCGTGGTCGGATATTTTTCGCCGGTCACTGTCACCTTGCCGGTGCGCAGCACCTCGGCGGCCATCCACTCCATGCGCCGCTGCAGCATCTGCAGCTGGTCTTCCGACTCCTGGGCGATTGCCAGTTGACGGTTGGTCATCGCGTCGAGTGCGCCGGCGATCGGCTGGCCGGCACGGCGACGAACCGGCTTGCCGTCCTCAAACACCCGCTTGTCCTTGATATAGGCGGGCGAGAAGCTGTTGGTCTGGTAGCCGAGACCCTGCACGATCTGGCCCTCGACTAGCGGCGAGCAGAACGGGGCGAGCCGAGGCTTCCCGGTCAGCACGTCGAAGAAAATCTTCTCCTGGGTGGAGACCGAGATTTCCGGGAAATAACGTCCCAGCAGAAACGGCGGACGCACGGTCGACTTGAGGTCTTGCACCACGCGGTTGAGCACCGCGGAAGAAAAGATGTCCATCTTGGACTCCTGTTGAGTTGAACGGTGTCAACGCGCGCGGTTGCGAGCGCCAAAAGCGAGGGTGATACTCAGGTGATGGAGGGCTGCAGGTTGATGCCGACGTCGCGCAGCGACTCCCGCACCGAATACTTGTCGTGACCGGCGCCGAAATGGAGCTGGTTCTCGTTGAACTCGCCGGCGAAATACGCGACCGTGGTCTTGGCTCCGCCGGAAGCATCGCAGTCTTCCGCCAAAATGACCTTCGGCGTCTGCGAGCCGTCGCCGGCGGCAGCAACCGCGAGGATGTAGCCGCCGCCCGGATCGGAATCCGAGCCTTCCTCGTGCTGCCCGAGCACCGCACCGCGCAACAGGTTGCCGGCCTCAAGCGTGATCTGACGGCTCGTGGTCGGACCGACCACCAGCGCGTCCTGCGAACCAATCGAATCTTCGTTCGTGAATGCGGCCACCATGGCGCGCCTCCTTTTGTGAGAGAGTCAGGTGAAGGTGAAAACGGCCCCGACGAAACGCGAGCCGGGCGGTTTCGTCAGGCGGCCTTGGGGCCGCGGTAGGCAGCGACGATCGAGGACGCCAGAGCAGTCGCCTTGGCATCGTCGCTCTGGTTGTCGGCGTTGGTGTCGGCGCCAACGTCGGGATTCTTGACCTGGCTCATCGCCGCGGCGAGCGGATTGGCCGCTTCCGCCTTGGCTTCCGCCGGCGCTTTCGCCAGCAGCGCCTTGGCGGCATCCGCCGTCATCTCGGTTTCGAAGGCGAGATGCTGAGCCATTGACGTCCGGCCCTTCGCCTCGTCGCTGCCGAGGATCGCGCTGATGCGCGTGCGCTCGGCGGTTGTGCCTTCTTTGACGCCCTCGGCCTTGCCCTCGGTCTTGCCGGCAGCAAGCCCCGCAGCGTGGCCTTCGGCGCGCGCGGTGTCGAGCGCGGCAGTTGACGCGGCAGCAGCTGCTGCGGCGCCGGCAGTCGGTACTGATCCTGACATTCCAGATTCTCCTTCATCATCGTCGGACGCGTCCGACTGTTGTGGATCACAAAACGCGGTTACTGCATCGTCGAGCGGCGCGATCGCATCGATCAGGTTGAGTTCGATCGCTTCATTGGCGCGGTAGCATTGCGCTTCGGTCGCCGAGGCCTGTTCCGCGCTAATGCGTCCGTCGCGGTTACTGGCGACCAACGCGCAGAAATCGGTGCGCTGCTCATCGCACCACGCTTGCCAGCGCGCGCGAACGTCATCGGGCAAGGCTTGATAGGCGTTGCCGTCGACCTTGTGCTTGCCGGAAAAGATGAATGTGACCTTGAGGCCCGCCTGGTCCATCGCCCGGCTGACGTCCAGATGCGTCATGACGACGCCGATCGACCCAATACCTGCGCCCTTGGCCGCCGTGATGCGCGCGCCGGCGCATGCAATCGCATAGCCCGCCGAATAAGCCGTCTCGGCATAGGCCTCGATAGGCTTGATGCTGCGACCTGCGGCAACCCGCTCCGAACAATCGAAGCAGCCGGCGCCCTGCCCGCCATAGGAATCGACCAGCAACGCGATGCGCCGCACGTTGCCGTCGGCAAGCCCGCGATCCACCGCGCGTGAAATGTACTGGTAGCCCGTCGCCCACGAACCGAACGACCATGGGAAATCGTTGAGCAGCACGCCCTTGACAGGGATCAGCAGCACGCCGTTTCGGACCACATATGGCCGATAGGCCGAGCGCCAATCGTCCGGTGCAAACCAAAAGCCATCGTTTTCGTCAGCCGCAAGCTGCTGTCGCGTCAATAGCTCGCCGACCCGCGGCACCGACATGATGGCGTTGAGATCAAGCTCAAGGCGTTGAACCTGGCTCGGCTCGATCAGCACGGGCTGATCGGCAAAGCGCGACAGCAGCGGATTGTTGCTGTTCATGCGGCCTGATCCTGCTGCTGTTGCGTCGCGCTGCTACCATCGGGCGAATGCACGGTCACGATCTGGCCGTTGCCCTTGCGAGACATCGAGCCCGGCGGCAGGCCGTACTGCTTTTCAAGTTCCTGCTCGTGCGCTATTTCACGCGCACGCTGCTCGCGAATGTCGCGGGCATCCTTGCCCTGCTCGGCGGCTTCGTCCTCTTCACTGGACAGGTTGTTGTCCATCCGAGTGCCGGCGGCCTGTGCTTCCTTCAACGGATCGACCCAGCCGCGGCCGGCATAGATCCATTTGGCTTGCGTCCAGGCAAGCCGCCGGGCGTAAAAATCCTCCGGCTTGCAATCCGGAATGCGCCCGCGATTGACGGCCTCTTCAAACCAAAGGTCGTAGATGACGCTGCACCAACCATCGGAGACCATTTGCCGGCAGCCGTAAAAATAGCGCCAGGCTTCCAGCAACGCAGCGCGCGCCGAGGAATAATTCGTCTTGCTGAAGTCCTTGAAGATCAGCTCGTAGGGCATGTTGAGCCCGACGCCGATGTGGCGCAGCATCAACGTCGCAAACGCATCGAGCTCGCTGTCAGGACCGCCCGGCAGGAACGGGTTGAGTTTCGTGCCCGGCGGCATCGGGATGATGGCGCCGCCCTTCATCTGGACGCGCCATTCTTTCAGCGAGTCCTGATAATCGCTGATCTTGTCGCCTCCAAATGCAGTAACGAAGGCTTCCTGATCGAGCGGCGTCTCCATTGCCGCGAAGATCATCGCATTGAGGACGGTCGAACGAAGTTTCTCGACAGTCAGATGATCGTACATCTTGAACATGCGCGCGACGGGCGCGATAGGCGGCCGGCCGCGGTTCTGCCCGATACGATTCGGTTCGAAGCCGTGGATCACCCGTGCGCGGCCGAACGGCGTCCACGCCGGGATCCGCTCCCACGTTCCCGCTGTTGAAAACGCGCCAAGGCTGAACAGGTCGCCGGGATGGCTCTTTCGAATATTGTAGGCAAGCGGCGCGCCATAGGCGTCGATCTCGATGCCGCCGCGCAGTGTCGCCGAATCGCTTCTGCCGTTCGGATTCGACAGCCGCGCCGGGTCGATCAGCTGGATTGCCGTATTCCAGCGCGAGCCGCGGTCGGTCAGCCACAGCGGCAGCGCCAAATGCTCACCGGCGGAAGCCAGGGTCGTGGCCTGCAGCCGGGTGGCGCTGTGGAAATTCAGGCGCGCCCCCGCGTCAAAATAGACGCCGTCGAAAAAGCTCTTCGCTTCCGCCTCGACTTCTCGTGACCATTCGTCGACCCAGGTCGCGTCTTTCTTCAGCGCGACGCGATCCGGATTCGGTTTGCAGACGACGCGAGGGCCGATGACGTTGTCGACATAGGTTCGCTCGGCGCCGGCCGCGACGCCGTTGTTGCGGGCGAGATCGTCGCCGCGCGCGTTGATGGTGTCCAGCTCGCCCAGCAGGGCTGCATCCGGCGACATCCGCCATGGCTGCCAGGATGTCAGGTCCTTGGCGCTGCGCGACGCCGCCGCATAGGCGGTCTCGATTTCCGAGACCGTGGCCTTGACCACAGGTGGCGACGCGACGATGTCGGTCGCGCCCCAGTCGACGGTTGGCAGAACGGCCATGATTTTCCTTAAAATCCGAGATAGATCGGGCGCGTCGTCTTGCGCACATCGCCTTCAAGGCCGCCGATCTGGGCGCGCAGCGAGGCGATGTAGTTGTCGAGGTCAGCGAGATTGGCCGGCGTGAATTGCATCGAACTGTCGCCGTGCTGCAGCCGCTCGACGTTTGAGCCCGTGACGAGCTTGTGGCGCGCGGTCTCTGCTTCCAAGAGCCAGCCCTGCAATGTCGCGAGATTGGCCATCTAGTCCTCAGAGGTACGGGTTTTCGGCGACGCTGATCGGAGGCCGCGGCATCGCGGGCTTTCGGTTGATCATCGCGAGCGATTGCGCCGGCACGGGCGGCGGCACTTCGGCATCCATCACTTCGACGTCGTCGTCGCTGCCGACTGGCGCGACCGCCGATGCGGTCGACGCGCCATGATCAAACAGGTCCGGCGCCAAGGGCGCGGTCAGCTGCGCCAGCTCGGCGGCGCGATCCGCCCATTTCTTGTCGGACCATGCCCAGAGAGCGGCATGGTGCGTCAGCGCCATGTTGTAGACCCGGCAATCCAGCCAGTGGTTCGGGCCCTTATGCTCCCAGACACGCTCAGGACCGTTCTTGCCCTGCTCGGTCTTGACGTATTCGCTCGACAGGTGCCGGAAGTATTCTTCCGGCGTATCCGACGGCCAGTGGCAGTAGCCGTTCGGAAAACCGGATTTGTTTTCCTTCGGCACCCGCGCCAGGTAGATCATCAGCGCCGCCTTGAGGCCGTAGGTACCGACCAGCCAGATCCGCACGCCGTATTTTTTCGAACGGCCGGCTTGCGGACCCGAATGCTTCACCTCGGCGTTCTTGGCACCGAAAATCGCGGGCTTCGACCAGCCGTCCTCGCCTTTCAACGCGAGCGCGTTGTGCCGCCGTTTTACCCATAGCGACACCGCGTCGATGTTGTAGCCGCTGTCGACACCGATCAGGTCGTCACCGAGCCTTGCGCCCGAGGCCAGCCGAAAGCCGCGGTCGACGATCAGGTCCAACTTAGGCCAGGCGCCTTCCAGCGGCGCGTCGGTCGGTCCGGAGAGATAGCCGCATCCGACCAGCCAATTTTCCTTGTTGGGGCCCCATCCGGCCCGCTCCCAATACAAGCCGTCGCCCTGGACGTCGACGGCCAGCGTGAAGTACAGCGCGCCGGGCGGCGCGGTCCCGCGATGCCAGTCCGTTTCACGACGCGCCGACAGGGCTTCCCACCCCGGCCCCTCGCCCTTGGCTTCCCAGCCACGGCCGAGCGCCGCGTTCTGAAAAGGTTTCTGCAACTCGGGATCGTCGCCCGCCTCGGCTTCCTGCCGTGCGATCTCATCCCAGGTCTCGAACGACGTGATCTCGCCGGTCTGCGAATAGGAGTGATCGAGCCGCGCTTCATGAGGTGCGCGCCAGGCTTCGGCCTCACTCCGATGCATCGTCAGCGGCGGCACCACGCCGTCGGCATCAGGTGTAGTCGGAATCCAGCAAGCGCCGCGCGCCAGCGATTTCATCTCGCGTTTGTCGGCGTCGATGTGTTCGGTCTTGCACGACGGACAGAACCAGCGGCAACGATAGGGCGGGGTCTTGTTTTTCTGGATATCCTCCCATCGGACATCCGTGATCATGCCGCAATCATCGTTCTTGCAGGCCATGTAGAACCGGCGCTGATCGCTCGCCTGATAGTCGCGGTCGATGTCGGCGCCCTTCATGACCGGCGTCGAGACGTCCAGCACCTTGGCCAACCCGAAGCGCCGATATGTCTTCAGCCGCTTGTCGGAAAGGCTCTTCGGGTCACCCTCACCTTCCGCATTGTCGGTCCAGGCGGATCGGTCATCCCGGACCATGAAGCGGATCGAATGCTGTCGGAGCGTGGCGGCAGAATTCGCGCCGGCGAACAGGATATAACCGCCCTTGAAACGCAGCCGGTTCGCAGTCGACCCCTCACCCGAGCGAGACTTCTGCGTTGATACCACACCGCCTTTCAGCGGGTTGAGCGCGTCGGTGACCGAGATGGTGGGGTCAAGCTTTTCAACACGCCAGTCCTTTGCCGCGCTGACCGTCGGCGCGACATACATGCCCGGTCCCGGTGTCTTGTGTGCGATGTAGCCAATCCAGTTACAGGCGACTTCCGACCCACCGGACTGTGCGCACTTCACATGGATGACGTTTTCGCAAGGGTCGTCCGGCGAGAGACGGTCCATGATTTCGACCAGCTCGGGCGCAACGTCGTTGCTCCAGGGTCCCGGTAGGACCGATGCCTCGGGAGAGACGACGCGCTCTTCAGCGGCCCATTCCGAAACCCGCTTGCGCGGATCCGGCCGCAACGCCGTCGCCGCGGTAGTCTGGACAATGCGCCCGTTCTTCCTGATCCGCGCATCACTGTACTCGCGGAGGTTCAACGGCGGCTTCCTCTACATCGTCGCCGGTGTCGTCATCCTCCGGCCTGTCCAGATCGTTTGCGAGAGCATCGAGCAGCTTCCTGACTTCCTCATCGAGGATCAGCCGCGCGGCCCGTTCGTCGGTTGCGTTGGCGACGCGGGGCGCACAGATCGATGGCAAGGAAAGCAGCCGGTCACGCAGCCGGCGAAAAACGTTGAAGGTCCGGTTCTCGACATCGGTGCGATCACAAGTGCGTTCCAGGCGCTCCTCGAGGTCGAGACGATCGTTCTCGGCCTGGTACGCCGCACTGGTTTCCTTGTGCAGCAGATAACCCTTGGATTTGGGCTGGCCTTCGTCTGTCGCCTGTGGCGCCGGCGGCGCGGCGTCGACGGTGCCGATATCGACACCCGGATTGCGCAGCGCCTGCGCCGGATCAGTGATCTCGCCGATCGCCCTGTCATAGGCGACCCGGTTCACCAGGATCTCCGAACCCTCACCGGGC